GCGCATGTCGTTTTTCTATGGCTGTCAGTGGGACTACGACCGGTGGCTGTGCTGGGATAGGCTCTGTGACGGCGAGATCGAGCTGGACACGACGACTACGCCGGAGGAGATGGAGGATAGCGGCTCTTAGGGGCCGCTTTTTTGCTTCCTATATTGGATTATCCGCTGGCATTCCGCCCGCACCAAATCGCGTATGTCTTCTGGCAGGCTTTCGCCTGCCTTCTTCATTTCGTTTCTTGGCATGTCCAGAAGCTCAGAAGCTCTAAAATAAATATGAATGCGCAATGCGGAGCGCTCAAAGTCGCAAAGCTCAGATACCCGGAGCCTGCCGCTAAGTGCGTCTTTCAGCCTTTCTTCTGTTCTAGCCAATCTGCTACTGCCTCCATTGCCGCTTCCCATCCCAGTGCCACGCACACGAAAGCGCCCGCATTATGGGCAGCCTCCAGATACTCAAGCTGCCCAGGTTGCCATTTGCTTTTTGTATGGTCGGCTCGCTTCATCTCGCACACAAAAGCCGGGCATCCCGGAATGATGATATCACTGGCGCCGGGCGACAGCCCCATGGCTTTATCCCGCGCCAGCTTCTGGAAATCCCGCCCCTTGCGCTTCTCTTCGTTCTTCGGGTGCAACGCCAAAACACCGAGCGTGTCTGGGTACTGGGCGCGAAGCTGGCCGAAGAAGGTTATCTGTTCTGCGGATTCTTGGGGGCAGTCGCCCCGGTAGTCCTGCTGACCGTATACCTTAAGCCATCTCGGGAATCTCATCAGCTTTTCTCCCATAATCAAATATTCGATAAAACCCAGACTCTTCCTTTAGGTAAGTCACGGTCTCAGGCCGCTCTACGCCGCTCTTAGTGGCGTCCATAAATTGCAGGTATTCGGCCTGCATTCTTCCGTTCCGAGCTTCTGGATGCAGCCACACGCTGAATGACCGCCACTCCGTTTCAAATGTCACTAGCAGGCACTCTTTGCCGCTGCGCGTAACGACTGGCTTCTGCTCCATGTTGATAACGCGGTCGGTCTGTATCTGGCTCGGGTCGCGCTTCATGCGCTTAAACTCGATACGCAGCTTCTCGTTTGGGTCTATAAGCTCTTCACGGCATGACGCGCAATACCGAGCGGCAATGTCGTTATGCTCTCCGCACCTTTTGCATTCTTTCGATGTCCATCGGTGGCTGCATTGCACATGAGTCGGCCCGCGCTTAACGAGACCCTGGCAGCGCCTTCCATAATGGGCGGGCATTGGACCATGCTCCGTGGCAATCTCCTGGCCTGCGAGATCCACAAAGTAACCGTATCGGTTGACTTTAAACTGCTCAGGGTTCTTGCGGGCGCTGAATTTGTTGATCGCTCCGCACTCAGCGCACTCGGCGTCAATGATGCCCTTTTCTCCACTAGTCATGCTGGCGGTGATTTCTGGCGCGAAAATATCGCCATCTGGGCAATGCCGCTCCAGGTTCTCAGCGTAGTCCAGAATCAGTACATCGTCTTTGCCCTCGCATACGCGCAGGCCGCGCCCGATGATCTGCTGAAGCAGGGCCACGGACTCCGTAGCGCGGAGAATAGCGATTACATCGACGTGGACAAAATCAACGCCGGTTGTCATGGTCTGTACTGATACCAAATACTTAAACTTCCTCTCTTTGAAGTCGCGCACAAGCGCCTCACGCGCCTTTTTCCCGGTGTTTTCGTCGCCCCCTATCATGCGGCTCATTGAAGGCGGAAGGCTTGCCATGATCTCTCTGGCGTGCTCTACGGTTGCTGCAAACAGCATAACGCCTTTGCGCCCTTGCGACTGCCTGACAACATCGGCAACAACGGCCGCCGTTTTCCGACCGTGCCCCACAAATGCCTGATCGACGGTTGATTGCTTCCATTTGCCCGAATTATTCAGTACAAGATTTGCCGTATCGTATTGCTCAGCGCCAATGGCGCCAATGACGGGCCGCGTCAGGTAACCGCTATCAATCAGAAGCCTTGCCGGAACTGTATAAACCTTTTTGACGAAATACGGGTCCTTGGCACAATGGTCGCCGTTTAGATTGCCCTCTTCATCCATCTGGTAGATGAATCCTTCACCTAGGCGATATGGGGTGGCAGTTGTCCCGATAATTCGCAAGTTCGGGTTGCTGTCCCGCATCAGGTCGATGATTGTCTTGATGGTAGGCGTAATGCCGTGGCACTCGTCAATGATGACCGCGCAAAATTTGCTGCCCATGGTGCGGGCGACTTTCTTGAAAGTTCCAGGGGTGGCGAAAACAACCGGATGCCTTAAACAGCGCCCTCCGGCAGAGGCGCTATACACGCTTGCCGGGTCGCCAGTGGTAAGGTATTTCTCTCGGTTTTGCTTTACCAGATCGGCATTCGGGGCGAGGCACAGGACGTGCTTGCCCTTGCTGATTCGGTGAAGCTCGTAAGCCAGGGCCGCGATTATCCAGCTTTTTCCACTACCAGTTGCCGACTCTATCAGGCATGGGTCTACGGACTGGCGAACCCAGTCCATGACCGCCTGGAATGCCTCCCGCTGATAGGGGCGGAGGTTTTGGAGGATCATCCGATCAACCTTAGTGGCGCATAAGCAAGCACAAGCCACCTATCGAAATCGCAAAAATTAACTTTAACCCTGGCCATCTTCCCACTTCCATTAACCTCTACAACCAATCCTTTTCCGAACCTTGGATGATCCACCACCTTGCCAACCTTCACGCCACCATTTCCGTATGCGTACTTTTTAGGGGCGTTTTCTAGGTCTCCGGAATCGTGCCTTGCCTTATGGCACTGCGAGCAAAGCGGAACAATGTCATTCTGAGGGCACTCATCACCCAGAGTCTCATAGTGCTTGTGATGAATATCCGTGGCAGGGCGCTCCATGCAGTCCACACAAGTAGTTCCGTGCACCTGGTAGCATTGCTGACGCTTAGCTGCCCATTCAGGGCTGGACATATAAGAATCGTATATCTCACGCCGATCTGCATAAAAACGATGCAAGTATTCTATTTTTGCAGAATAGAGCACGTCCTTTGATGCCTTTCTGCACTCATAGAAATATTTGTTTGCGGCATCCAGAAGTTCATAGTATTTTTTGCTGAACTCCGTGTACTCAGGCAACGAGTAAACATCAATTCCCATTGACTCAACTTCTTTTCTAGGGATAAGCCTGAAATTTTTGCCGGACGAATAGTCCTTAAATCCAACGGAGACCTTGCCGTTTTTGTCTATTTTCCTGAAAACAATTACCGAAGCCGGAAGACTATACCGATCTTCTGCCCGCCCTTTCGCAACCTCAAGGGCTTGGCACGCTACTTCATGCTCTCTTCTCCAGTCTCTTTTGCTCACGACAGCCTCCAATAACTAGAACTCGCCTTGCGGTACTGCTCAAGATTGACGCCGGCCAGCTCCGGGATCCTTTTGTAGTCGATGCTGCCCTTGCGCTCCACCTTGGTAAGCTTCTTGCCGCAGATTTCCGCGTCGCGCTCTTTGGCTAACAGGACGAGCGTGTCCAGGATTTCCTTTTTCCGCTGGCTGGCGCGCTCCAGCGCTTCGGTCAGTTCGTCGTACTCTTGCACCAGCTTTTCAGCTATGGCGCTGTTGATTTGCTTGCGCTTCGGCTGCAAATGTTCGGGGTTGTCAATCTCTGAAAGAAAGCGGTCATGGAATCGACGCAACTCGGGAATGGCCCACTCCAGAAACAGGGGGTCGATCTCTACGCGCTCTAACTTCGTTCCTTTCGGGCTCCATTGATAGAAGTGGCACCACGTTCTGCCGGTACATGCCATTTCAATTTGTACTTGCGCGGCGTAATGCGGCTGGTCATCCAAAGGCTTAAAATCGGCGCTGTCCCGCTTACCATATGGGCACTTAATTTCCACTGTACCGTCCGCACCAATCAATCCGTCAGGGCTTGCGCCTAGCCACTCATGTTCTGGATGCACGAAGAAACCGCACTCTTCAACCTTATTGCCGGTTTCCATCTGGTACTCCGCAATAGCGCCATCCTCGTTAAAGGTCCCCCACTCCGTGGCCTGATTGCCCTCAAACTCTCGTTCAGCGCCGTGCCATGCCCGAACCATTTCGCGCAGCACGTCATCTGCGGTTTTGTATTTGTTCAGGCCAAGTATTGCCCCGACATTGGAGCCTGTAACGCGGCCTTTTCGCTTTTCAAACCATGCGTTTGATCGCTGCTTTTCCATCTTTTTACTCCGCATCGGGAAAGAAAGGGCGGCGAGCACCGCCCCTAAAAGCTTCCTGTATTTCGGAACGCCCAGGGCGGCGTCAATTAAAAGGCACGTCATCCTCGAATTCATCATCAACAGGCGCAGGCGCTGGCTCCTCCTTCTTCACCGGCTCCACTGGCTCGCTGCCTTTTCGGGGGCTTACCGCTGCCACCCAGTTACCTTCGCGATGCTGGCCGTCGTTGGACTGCTCCGCCGGAATCTCCCACTTCATGACCTTCAGCACCATCGGCTTGTTGACGAGCGCCATGGTCAGACTTTTATCCGTGGGCTCCTCGTTGGCCTTCATCAACTTGCCGCCCGCGTTCGCGTCGATAGCCGCCAGCATGCGCTTGGCCTTCTCCGCCTTTTTCGCGTCAGAGTCCATGACGCGGACCTTTTGGAAGATTTTCCGGTTCTTGTACTCCTTCGGCGCAATCACCGACCAGCGCAAACTGATGTAACGGTCACCATCATATTCGTCCCATTTGGCCTCGTCTGGCGCCGCCAGGACGTTAGTGTTGTTTGGAATCGGTTCCATTCCAGCGCCGGAATCAAAGTTGCCGTCCACTTTGTCATCAAAGTTAAAAAAGCTCATGCCACTTCTCCTTTCAGGGTGGGTACGTAATCAATCAGAGGGTTTTTGCCTTCCGGCACTTCCAAGTCATCAGAAATGTGATAACGGTTTTTGCTCACGTTCGCGGCGGTTGTGTACGTCACCAGAACGCGGGTCCCATCAGAAATGGCCTTCTTGCGCTCGCCATCCCCAGTGGTGAAAGTTTCCAGTTTGAGGTAGCCGACCAGATCAACGTCATCGACATAGGGCGCAGTGCTACGCTTGCCAAGTCGCAGATCATAGCGGGTGTACGGGTCTTGGTCTGGCAGCTCGATGGTTACGGTATCGGCATGCGCAATGAAAACAACGTGGATGCCTTTGGCGTTCAGCAGGCCCGCCGCCTTTCGTACTCGCTGATGCATGGATGCCACCGCCGCCAGCCCGGCACCGTACCCGCCCAAGGCCTGGTTGATGCTCTTTGGCTTCTTCGGGTCGCTATCTACAACATGCTGGATGAAAAGCCGCTCCAGCGCCGTTACGGAGTCAATAACAACTGTTTTGTAGTCATGCTCTTCGTTAATCAGCGCGGTAAGCTGATCCCACAAATCTTTCGGGTCAGAGATAACGGGGAAGGCGTCCGGGCGCTCATCTTCCGGGATGGACTGCATGCCATCTTCGGCACGGATAAAAACAGGATTTGGAAAAGTTGCGGCAAGACGGGTTTTGCCTACGCCAGCATCGCCTGTAATGGTGCAGATGATCGGGCGGTTTTCCGGCTTCTTTGCCAGAGATAGGATATTACTCATCGGATTGTCTCCACATTGGGTTTGCCAGTCGCGCCTTGTTGCGACACTTCACACTTTAGTAAAACTATAATGCACTGTCAATCTTTAACGGCAAAATATTTTTTCGTTTTCTTCCCGCGCCCTGCCGAATGGTCTTCTGATCGCAGATAACCGGCCTCCTCCAGCTTTTCAACGATCTTGTCCACATCCTCTGGCCGGAACTTCCGGCACTTGTTGCGCAGCCTCCCGATGGTCTCACCATGGTCCACGGTTACATGGCTCATCACCGCGCTGGCTAATGCGTCCTGCTTGTCGCTGGAACTATTGGCATTCGCCAACTTCATTTTTTCATCGATGTCCTGCTTCACCAGCTTATAGGCCCATCGGACGTGCTCAGGCGTTCTGAGGCCCCCAGGTATGGCAAGGATCATCGATACCTTGGCAACCTGCTCATAGCCACGCCTTGGGATAGCCGTTAATCCGTTTTCATGCTTGGCCCTTTCGGCCATCTCGTAGAATGCCTGCTCCACTTCGTCCAGCATGGCTTCGGCATCCTTGGTTGTTGGTATCTCTACCGGCTCCCCGATGCACTCCACCCGCTCGAAAAGCTCGGAGTGCCCCGGCGCGTACAAGCTCCGCAGTATCGCCGCTATGTCGTCTGGCGCCGGCCCGCGCTTGACCTTGCCCCTTGGCTTGCTTCTCGGGTTGTCTTCCCGCTCCCGAAAGATGAGAGAACGCCCCATAAAGCCGTTGGTGGCCATATCGTAGTCCATCAGACCCTCGAAGCGCTCGGGCGTTGTCAGCCCAAAGATGTTCAGGTATGGCCGCTCTATGCCGCTGTCTATGCTGTCCAGCTGCTTTTTCAGGGACTCCGCTCGGCTTTCATCCCTGTCGGTGCCTTCGTTTTCGTCCAGTCTTTTTTGCACAGCGGCATACTCACGCGCCAGCCCTTGGCGGATCTCCTCCTTAAGGTCGCCCGTGATCATGGCGTGGCTGTTCGCTTTTGAGTACAACGACATCAGCGTGCCGATAATGCCTTCAAGATACGCGGCCGTACCCTTGGCCCTGGCGTTAACGATCTTTGCTAGCTGCTCGCCAAGCTCGTCTATTGCGTACAGGGCCGCTTGGTGTCTGGTCAGGTTCCGGTAAATTTCCTGCTCAGACTTGAATCCGCCGTGAGTAGCAGCCGCAACACCAGCAGCACGGGCAAGCTCTGAGTAGCTTTTCAGGATCGACTCTTTGCCGGTTGCGGACCCCGAAACACCGAACAAAAACAGGTTTGGCGTTATGCCGTCCAATGGATCAACATATCTCATGCCCGCAACGCTGGATATCGTCATCAGGGCAGCGGCGACGGCCAAATATTCGCGGGGGTGCCGCTGGCGGTCGTTGATCCATTTAGTCAGCGTCCCGGCAAACCCCGGCGGCCTCAAGAGATCTACGCTTTCATCCTCCAGGCTTGGCGACTCTTCCGGCAGCTCAAAATGGACGTCGCTGGTAAACGCCACCGGCGCAATCCATCCCGCCTCTTCTGCGTAGTGCACCAGCGTGCCAAGCGTCACCGGGTCGGCGCACTTCCCGAAGCTGTGCCAGCGGTTTTCGATGCGGCTGCGGCCGTTTTTGCTATGGCGTGGCGACTTCCGCGCCCACTCCAACCAAATATCAAACGCCTCTGGTAGTCCACCGGTGGCTTGGTGTAGCCCCATGCCGACGCGGATATATTTTTCATATCCCGTACTTTCGTCGTTTGGTATGGCCTCTACCATGCTCCGCAGGTCCTCCAGCGTATAATCCACTGGATTGCCGTTAACGTTGGCGCGGTGACGCTCCGGCTTTTTAAGCAGGTTTACCAAGGCTTCCGGCGCGGCCTCGATCTCCGAAGGCTCGCCAACCAGAACCTCATATCGGTTCCCGCTTGCGTGTAAACTGCCTGGACCTACCACATAGCCGGTGGACTTAAAGTCAATGCCTGGGTATTGCGGCAGCGACTGCACCAGCGCGGCGGGCTCCGGCATCCGGAAGTAAAGGTGTTTCGACTCGCCGCCGCTCCCAGTTCTCACGATTAGCCCGGCGCTTGCGACTTGCGGGATCTCCTCTATCAACTTGGCGTAAGATTCCGCTCCGCCGTTACGCTCATCCACATCAACCACCAGCAAGCCGTCCGCCAGTACGCCGTAGCCGGTCTCGAACTGGTCCATTTCTTCCATGACTTCCAGCTGGTCATCAGACCATAGCGGGGAGTGCTGCCAGTTTGAGGCTAGGGGATGTTTGCCGGCCATGGCGCACAGCGGATCGCCGCACGCGCATTCGCCACCGCGTATAGGCCAAAGGGCGATTACCCTGATATCGGCCTCTAGAAAATCCCGATACATCATTGGCGGGACTCCAGGTAGTCAGACAGCGCTTTGAGGGCACGGTAGGTTGGATTGGCTTGTGGGTTGTCGCGAATATCCCGAACGGTGTTGGTGTGCAGGCCAGTAGCCTCGGAAACCCTGACGGGGCGCAGGTCTTGCAGTTGCTTGCGGATTTCTTCAATGGTCATCATAGCGTTTTACTCCTGTTGATTGTCGTAAAGGTACAGCGAACTATAGACCACGGGCTGGGTTGACGGCAAGCCACAGCGGGGTTATACATGAAGCTTGAGCACCGAAAACGCCTCGTTTTCATGGATTTAGCCCTTAACGCTTAGTGGCTTAGTCAACGGTTAGTCGAATCTTGCTAAGCGTTAATCCTTTCAGAATCAATCACTTAAAAACGGTTAGTACGGATAGCAGGACTCTAAAGAAACAATTTAGGGTTTCGGATTTCCATTGTCTTTAACTAACCGTCTATCCGTACTAACCCTTCTAAAATATATATAAAAAACAATAAGTTAAAAGAAGAAAAGGCTTAGCAAGTAAAATACTAACCGTTACTACCCGTTCTCTCCTGTTACAAAACTTTACAAAACTAGCCCTGCCTTTCTTGCGCAAGGTGTGTATGTGTGTATAATTAGAATCATCAAGACAACGGCAACGGAGCAACAACCATGAAAACAATCAACCTCGGCAACAACGAGCAGATCAGCAAAGGCATTTTCGATAACGGCAACGGCACCTTCACCGCCATGACTTTCACCAAGTCCAAAGACTTCAAAACCCGCAAAGGTGCGGAGAAGTGGCTGGCACGGAATGGGGGCGCGAAATGAAAAACCTAGGATTCTACCTGGAGCCAAACAACCGGGCAGTTTACGCAGTCTCATACGAGGCGGGCTTGTACCGGTTTGCAGACCTTGACGACACAGACCGCTTTCAAGCCGATGTTATTCCAGGCGGCTGGCGCAGAGTGGAAATGGACACCAACGGCGGCTGGAGGTTTGCACTATGACCCGCCCAACCGACAAAAACCGCCGCAACCTATACATCAAGCAAGAGGACTATGATTACCTGGGCCGTATCGGAAACGGCTACGCAGACGGGCTCAGGAAGGCCGTGGAGGCGCATAAGGTGCTTAACGCTGGGCAGACTGCCACCAACAACGACAAGGGCGCTGTAGGCGACAAGAGATTGAGGGGGCGAGATGAGTGAGTATCAGAAAATTCAGGTGTTTGGCTATATGTCTGCCGTTGATAATGACGAAATGCCGGATGGAGCTCGGCAAGCCATGCTTGAGCACGCTG